TGTAGTTTTCCATACCCGGTAAACCTGTTATAAATCCTGCTACATTAGTAAGTGTTTGGTCTTCATTATCAGCTACAAATAATTTAGGTAAAAATCCTGCCTTAGTTGCTTCAGCTAAAGTTATTCTATCGTAAGCATCTCCTACTGATTCTTTATTTATAACCTCATTAAACGTAAACGCTTTAGATGTCTTATTAAATTTCTTGTTTTTATCAAGACTTGAGTTAGACATTAAGTCAGGAATGTTTTTAATTTTATTTTCTTTATTAAAGAAATAGTTTGCATTACCCTCAACAAATTGTTCCTGTGTAATTGTACCTGCCGTAGTTGCAAACGGAATCTCTTGCTTAGGTAGTCCTGATTTAGCGGTATATTCAATAACAATACCATCACCTGTTCTTGTGATAGCTGCTATCTCAGGGTTAGTTCCTTTAAGATAGTCTTCTGCAGTCTTAACCTCTGCATCATCTCCATACCATAACTTAGCAATGTTACTTACAACTGCTTGGTTCTCTTTTTTCTTTCCTGACTCTTTCTCCTGTACAGAACTTTTCTCAAAGCCTGTCTTCTGAGTAGTTAAGGTCTCTTCATAATCGACACCAATATTTATCTGAGTCTTCATAATTCTCTCAGCATCTGCCTGTTGGTCTTTACTTAATTTAGGAACCATTCTTCCATCAACCTGCTCCATTATAATTATATTAGAATCTTTATCTGCCTTCTTTTGATTCTCTACTGAGTATGCAAGCTGAGTATATGGTTGTCCTGTTTTTGAATTAACGCTTTTAAAATCTAAGAGTACTGAAGCTGCTGCAGTACCACCTACTTGAAGCTGACCTTTAACCCAATTATCTTGAGCCTCACTAAATAAAGTAATCTCTTGTAAATCTTTAACATCAACACCTAATCTCGTAGCTTCTGCAGTTAAGTCAGCTAGGTTCATATTCTTCCAAGAACCTTTTTGTTTTGCGGTAGCATCTGAAATTGTTTTGATTACTGCTGATGTATACTTCTGACCTAGTCCTGTTATAACTGCTCTTTTATCTGCACCTAAAGAATCTAAATAAGTATCTGCTGCACCTATTACATCGTATTGAGTAGTGGTAGATTTAAGTCTGTTCTCTAAAGTCTGAACACTTTGTAAGTTATTCATATCAGGAATCATTGGAGCGTTAGCTATATCACCTTTAAAATTAGGGTCAGGAATCATCTTAGCCATAGTCATTAAACCTGAATTAGGATTAATAACTAATTTACTATTTTTGAAATTACCAAATCCTTCTAGTTGTTCCATTTGCCAAGTCTGCATTTTAGATGCTCGCTCATTAGCAGGAAGGTTAGGGTCCATCATAGCCATTTTTCTTTCATACTCTGCATTATAATTTTCAAATAAACTAAACGCTTGGTCAGTACCATCCGTTAAGTTCTGTCTCATAATGGTATATTGTCTTGGGTCTAATTGACCTGACTTTAATAAAGTATTTTGCATTAGCATTTGTTTCTGCAAATCAGCAGCAGCATTTAACGCAAACTTATTTAATTCTGTATTCTCACCAACAGGAACATTGTTAAGTACTTTAGAATACTCACGAGAAGCCGCATCTATAGCAGCCTTCTTTTCTGTTCGTACACGAACTTCTTCTTTTAATGTATTTGTTACATTGCTCGTTACTTCTGCCCAATTTACTTGGTCATCTACTTGCGATTCAACGTACTTATATGCTGTTGCCATAGTTATCTATTCGTTTATTATTGTCCCCAAGGTCTACCTGTTAGAGGGTTTATTAGTACTCCGTTCCCCTCATCACTATCAAGACTTAAGGTAGGATAACTATTGTAGTTTTTTAAATATTGGTCACTTTTAAAAAGTGCTGCTGATTGGTCAACAGTTAAATCTTTTTTAAAGTTTTTAAATTCTCTACGGGAAAAGTTTTTTATCTTATCAAAGTCAAGATTAGTAAATCCTTTTCCTCCATCTTTACCCATACTACCACCTTTCACATTCCCAAATTTTGCGTATTGTTCCGGAGTTAAACTCATTGCTCCTGTAGCATCAATTTGGTTCTGTACTTTTTCTTGGTATAAAGGAATGAATGCTGCGGCTGCTGCACCTGCAGTTTGTACACCTTGCTGAATCCCTTGTGAAGTTGCTGCTGCAGCTTTTCGTGCTGCATCTGATGCTTTTTGTTGGTTACCTGCAACCTCTTCTAAATCTAATGATACGTTTAAGTCTCTAAGTCTAGACTCTTCTTCCATTATTGACGTTTCAATATTGGTAAGTTCATCACCCATAGCAACACGAGTTTGTGCTTGTGCTGCATTTTGTTGTGCTAAAACTCTACCTGCAGTTGCGGCTCCACCCCTAGCGTCTCCTTCAACACTAGCAATCATTGCCTGTGCACCTGCTGCTAAGTTGGCTTCTCTTTCTAATTCGTAACCTTCTTTTTTTATTGATTGACCTTCTGCAAAATTTACATCCAATCTATCTCTAGCTTTCTCCATTGCTGCATCAGCTTGTCTCTGTGCCTCTTCAGACAATTTTCTTTGAGATGCTGCTTGAGAAAAACTTAATCCGGTTCCTATGGCTGATACACCAACTCCTATTCCTGCTATTAATCCTGACATAATCTATTTTGTTTTTCAATTATATACTCAGGAAGTTCTCTATAGTCCTCCGTGTATATTTGTTTTTCTGCTTCTTCTACGGTAGTGGCATCGGTTCTATAAGTACATACCCATACGGTATCTTCGTGTACATAAACAACTCTTTGAGTTCCTATTTTTGTTTGCACAACCATAGGTGCTTTTACTCTTTCAACGCTACCTGTGTCTGTAACCATAGACATTTCGCCACTCATAAAAAAAGAAGGATGATTAGTTTTGTGTATATAACTCACACCTAAAAATCCTTTAGGCATAAATAGTTCTCTTGTATAAATACCATCTTCTATATGATGCTTTAAAGGACACATATTATCCATCTCTTCCGTATGGTTAAGTACAACACCCTCGGTAGAAGTAATAATAGATTTAAAATCTTTTATTTTGTCCCATAATAAACCTCTGTTTTGGTTTATATACTCTAGGACATACTCCGGATTACTAAGCTTTGCATCAACATTATCCATATTACTTACAAAGATACTAATTTTAAGGGAAAGATTTCATTACTTCGCTTTCAACTGCAAACAGTTCTATTGGTGAGGTATTGCTATTGGTTAAAGTGAATACACCATAGTGTCCTAGTATACCGTGAGATTCGGCTATTGAGTTTTTTATATATAAGATATACTCTGTTATACTTGGTAGTGTAACTGTAGTTGGAGTCGGTACTACAACAGGAATAAATGTGTTTCCGTTATTGTTTATTACTATGTCGTTTAATCCTGCAGGTAAGTTTTGATTTACCGCAGTAACCTGACCTGCTAATTGTGGAGTTGGATTTCCAAAATATACCATATCACCAATACTTATAATGTTTCCAATATTAATTGATGTAGCAAAACTTATTGTTGTTAATGAACCTGCTACAGAAACATTAGAACTTGTAGCTAAACCATTTAATGAACGTAATGCATATTCAGATAAAGACGCAGGAACAGTTCCTGAGTTTCTTATAAACGCATAGTACGCACCTTCTTTTTCTTCAAAGAAACTTTGAGAAATAAATCCTGTCACTTGTTGGTCACTTGTCATTGTTGCACCCCAACTATCATCTCCTTCTAGATTCATTGTTTTAAATAACTTATTCTGTAAAGGTTGGTCATTAAATACTGACTGTAAAGTAGATGGATAATTAACACCATAATAATTATTTCTACTCTCGTTTGTGTTATGACGGTAAAGGTTACCGCCATTAAACGTATAAAAAAAATTATTCATTCCTATCATCCAATCAGGAAAGTAAGAATAGAAAGAAGGGAACCCTTTCGTAAGAGAGTCGTGTGAGATAGTATAGTTTTCTTTTGTTGGTACGTTTGAATTTGCCATTGTTTTTATTTATAAAATTACACAGTTTGAACCACTACATTCTGCTAGTGATGTTATTACATTGTTTGACAATGTCATTATTCTAAATATACCTGAAGCCGTATCCGTAACTGTTGCTGCATATGCGTAAAAACCATCTATTAAAACAGAAGGTGGTATTACATCACCTATTGTTAGGTTAGCATAACTGTTATTACTGTTAACAGTTTTAGATGTAGTTATAGCGTAATTAGTTGTACAGAAATCATTACAAGTTGTTCTTACTGTGCTTATAAAAAATGAATTAACTGCAGGACAACTTCCTGTATTTACAACAACTCCATTTAATACTTCTATGTAATTGTTAGTTCCTTCTTTATAGAATCCATTTGCTGCTGCAAACTGTCCGTTATTATCACTAAAAATCCAATCGTGTAATGCAGGGTTACCTGCAGTTCCTGTTACAGGAACATTAAAGTATGCTCCGTTAATAGCAAGGGCACAAGCTTGTGCCGATGTAGAAGTGGTAGTAGTGTTTGTTTGAAAGCTTGATAACTTAATAGGACAAGCAACTGCAATATTAAAAGCCGTGTTTGTACACGGTCCAACAAAACTAAAATTTACAGTTGAAGGATTCGCATTTGGTTTTGGTATAACTGCTACACAAAGACCGGGGTCTGAAGCAGATAATGACACATCTCCTGCAGCTACTGAAACACTTTGAGTACTTCCTGACGCTACAAAAGCATTACTTCCTGAATTATATGAAAATTCATTAAGTGTGTATGTTGAACCTGATATCCCACAGTCATCATTAGTGTTTCCAACAAATGTAAAGTTTGTAGCTACTGTAGAAGCGTGGTATCCATCAACAGGTGAACTTAACTTATTGTAAGTAACCCCATTGTAAATAGCTTTAAATCCATCAGGTATTCCAAAAGGATTATATGTTATAACAATTGCACCGGTGTCTGTATTTGTTGCACCTGCATCTAAATCAAGTAAGTAAATACCTTGAGCACCACTTCCTGAAACCGTACCTCCACAGGCAACACCACAACTCCCACAATTCTGTGCTGCTTGTAACACACAACTAATCTGCTCTCTTGATATTGTACCATCAGAGTAGAACCCATCAGGTGCACAAGTCGATAATGCTTGGTCTGAAAAAACTGCTTGTGAGTTTAATAATGTTGTTCCATCCAAATAATATATTGCCATCTTCTTTTTTATTTATAATTGTTTAAACTAAGCAATCTCCTTGGTCCACTAAGTTAGGTGCTCCTACTACTGTACCATCTATAGCACAGAAACTGTTTGAATCATAACCACTTGCTCCACCAACAGAGTCTGTTCTTGCTACACCATTACAATCTGTATATGTATATGTTATACCTGAAGCACTTGTTGTTGATGTTTGATATTGCTTACAATTACTTGGTTGTTGGTCTCCACAATTAACTGTATCACCACAGAATCTAGCGACTGCAGAATATAATGTAGCATTTGGAGTTGTTCCTACGCTTATTATTTCTCCACACTCAACGATAGAACCTAGATTTGGAACAAGTCCTGTTTTATATTGAACCACATCACCAATTGAAAACACTCCATAAGTATCTTCAACTGTGAAATTTATTCCTGTTGAACAATCTTCTAATGTAAAATTAGTATTAGGTGTTGACCCTGTACAACTACAACAAGCTGCTACTGCAGTTGCTCCAAAACATAAATCTAATGCAGTAGAGTTTCTAGTATCCCATACTAAGTATAAATACTGTCCTGTACTAGGCATAACAAAGTCTGCACTAAATGCCGTGTTCCCATTTGTAGGAGCAACGTTTGGTGTAGCAGTTGTTACCGCAGCTAATAATAAAGCTATGTCTGTAGGATTATTTCCATATAGAGTATTACTTCTTAAGTACTGAAAAGTATCTTCTAAAATATTAAAGTTAAAGGTGTCGTTATTTATTTTGTTTGATAACATTTGTACAACCGCACCGTTGGTAGGTATAACTCCTGCTCCCTGTTCACCTGTTATAGTTTGAAATAAAGAAACAATAGGGAACGTTCCTGTTCCAAAAATAACTTGTTCTGAATGTAAAGGTGAAACAAATGAACCATCAACCCATCTATACTCATCGTGTATTTGTAAGGCTGCCTCATTGTTACTTGACAAGTGAATTAATTTTATACTAATGTCATCAGCATCAGGACATTCTACCGTAGCAGTTACATTAACTTCACCTGTAGTGGTAATTGTTAAATCTACTTCGGAGTCTAAAACTAAAGTTTTAGATATAGTTATACTTCCACTTGCCGTTACGGCTCCCGATGTAACAGAAGTTGCATTGTATGATGCAGAAACAGTAAAAGTACTACCTGCAACAATTGAATTAAGAATATAGTTAATCTTAACATCACCAACTAAACTTCCAACATCATAACATTGAGTAAATGCTTTAGCGGATTTAATATTTAATGTTTTTGAAATACCACAGTTGATACAAATCTTAGGAGCCGGTAGTTGAATTGTATTGTTAGATAAAACATACTCATTCATATAAGGGTCATACCCTCCTAGTTTCTGAGTAGTAAAATTAACTTGAAATAAATCTCTAAACCAAGGTCTCATACCTTCGTTTGAAATTATTGTTAATTGGTCTGATTGACCTCCTGCACCTAACAACTTTACAACTACACCTCTCTTAGCATCTGTAAAAAATTTCTCTGCTCCGTATATAGAAAAACTCTCAGGGTTTTGACTAATACCATACTCTTCTATTCTTGCAATCTGAGTTCCTAATACTTGTGGAACAGACGTTAAAGAACTTCCACCTCCTGCATCTGAAAGTAAATTCTTTCCTGATAAAACATAAGATATCTTGTCTTCTTGTAAAACTAATATATCTGTCTCTCTAGCCTGCATTTTCATAATAGGACCAAACGATTGCTCGCAAGCCTTAAAGTTCAACAGACCTGCGTTAAATTCGTTTAGCTTGTTTATGTTAGACTCTTCGTTATACACACCACTATAAGTAATGTCTGAGAATCTAATTATTGCTGCGTAATCTACTTCATTAGTTGTAAGTGCTCTGTTACCCATTACCATAGGCTTACCTATAACTGAGTCTTGAATTTTAAAACTTTCAACTCCGTTACCAAAAGTAAAACAATTCTCAAAAGCAGTTTGAATAATAGCAGGTGTGTTACTTGCAAAATTTTGATTTTGAATATTACCTCTGTGCTCTCCATTAGTTTTGTCAATTCCATATGACTCAGATGATTCATACCATAAATCAGGTACTGTATCTGCAGGTTTAGATTCAAAAACTAATAATCCGTTTGCACGAACAACTACAATTTCAACTTCTAGTCTAGTATTTTTTTTACCACCGCTATATCCCTCACTACTTTTTACACCAAAAAAGCTTCTTAGTGTATTACCTGCACCTGTTGTTTCAAAGTTAGTATAGATATTTGTAGTATTACAAGGTCTTCCTGAAATGCTTTGAATTGTTGGCGAATAGTTAGGTCCTTGTACACCTGTACCTTCATCTTCTGCCTGTACTTGTAAAACTTGCTGAATATTATTCCCATCAAACCAAGCTTTAAAATTGGTATAATCTTGAGGTGCGACAAAGTTTTCATCTACTACCCAAGACTTTCTAGAAACATTACCTAAAAAAGCAGACTCATTACCTTTTCTAACATTACTTATTCTGAATGAAATTCTTGAGCCTGAAGGTATAGTATAATCAATAAACGTTCCCGGTTGGGCAGGGTTTTCAACATCCACAGGATATCTAACAATTCTACAACCACCACCTTGAGAAGTTAATTCTCCGGGGTCAACTACAGGATTGTCTCCAACTACTGTGCTAAAATTATTTGCTTGTAGTTTCATATAAACTCCTGAAGGAATCTCTATTTCATTTCCTCCTTGGTCTAAAGGTTTGTCATCACCAAGAAAGTTTTTTAGTTGTGCTTTTTTTTCTAATACCGTAGTGAAAGTACAACTAGGTCTAGGACCATTGGTATCAGCTTTTACAATCATCTCGTCACCCTCTTCTATTTTTTGAGCGTTCTGTCCATCAAGCAAAAAGTAATCGGCTCCTGAAGTATTATCTCTAAAAAAGAATTGACTAAATATAGTATTGTAATCTGCTTTATCAGGTTTTATACAAAACTTAAATCTAGATGCCCATTCCGGTGCAATCTGTGTTGTTGGTATTGTTACATTAATTTTATTCTGTGTGTCTGAATTTTCACAACCAATATGAGCAGAGTTATTTCTACTAACTAACGCAGTTGTTGAACGAAGAAATTCATCCATATAAATTATACCAATCTCATACCCTCTATTACTATGCAAGCTAGAAGGATTTCCTACATCTTGAAAAATAATATCTATAATATTTATTATATAATACTCATAGACACTATCAGTAATATTGGCAAGATTATCAACATATCTTACTGCAGGTATCTGTAGTGTGATAACATCTGAAGATGGACTAGCACCAATTGCAATTGGTTGTGCTGCTGCACTTATACCACTTTCATATTTAAAGAATCCACTTAGTTCATTAGGAAGACTACAGTTAAATACATCAGTAAGACTTTCGCCATTACAAGAAGCTTGAGGTGCAAGTATTTGTGAAGCAACTCCTATCTTTTCTGAAAAATCAGTTGATATAGCTAGGTCATAAACACTAGAAAAGTTTTGCGGAAGTGTGTATATAAATTGTATTGTTACTTCTTGAGTTGTATCCGCAGGTGTTGGAGGTGTATTGCTAAATTGTGAATGTTGAAATCTTATAAAAAGAGTTAAGGTCGCTCCTTGTATTAGTGTTTGTCCTGCTAAATCAATATTTATAACAGAGCCAACAATAGTTACATTCCCATCTATTGTGTAAGTACCCGTTGTTAGTGTTGAAGCAATTTGCTCACGACCAATTATTTTATTGGTAACAGTTACATCATATTCTAATTTAGTTTTAATTTTATTACGAACTAAGTCGTATCCCTCTAAGTAGTTACCATACATTAATCTATTACCCATCATCGTTTGAGACTGAGCAAGTAACGGTACGTTATCGTTTAATCTTAATATTTCAGAGTCAGCTAATATTGTAAATATTTTACTATTACTAAAAGTATATAAGTAATCAGTATTATTTGCTAACCCTAATTCGTCTTTATCTAATTTTTCTATAATTTTAATTATAGAAGAGTTCATATCCTTAAATAATAAATCAACACCTATAACAAGAGGTCCTCCTGTATTATATGTAATGTCACAAAGGTTTGTGCTATTCAACATACCTCCATTTAAAGCAGTAGTCGGGTCATACTTAAATGTTTTAGGTATGAACGATGGTCCTGAAAATTGAGAGGTAGCTGAATATTGTCCGTCTTCATATCGATACCTATATGCAAAAGAAACAAATCTATCTTCTAAAAAATTATCTTGACTAGAAGTTGTAATAGGTTTAATTCTTGGTGAAGTTATAGGTGGTTTTTTTATAACAAGTAAAGACTCAGCACTTAAAACATCAACTCCACTTATTGGATTTGGATAATTTTTATCTACATTTATCTGTCGTGGTTGATTATAGTTGTCTGTCCAAAAAAGTAAGTCTTCTACTTTACTAACTCCTGTAATTAAAAACTCTGCGTTAAAATTTAATACAGTTTTTGTAGCATCTAGTGGGTCACCTACACTAATAACGTGGTAAGTAAGTACATCTAAATTGGTATTATATGATAATATTAAATCTACAACTCCTGCAGGTGCTCCTGTCCCAACAAATTCCGGGTCATTAACAAACCAATACAACGTTTCCTCAGCACCATCTTCATACGCTCCTATACATCTAGCACTTGGACTTAATGATTGACCTTCAAACTGAACGTTTGTTATTATTGTATTACCTTTTGAGTTCTCTATTGCACCTATTTCTGAGCCTTCTGACGAACCCATTCTAACATTTAATGCGTCAATGTATTCCCCGTTTGGAACGAGTCTCTCATCAACCATCTTGTTCATTTTACCTGAAGTAAAGTTTCTAGTTATATTTGCCATATTATTTTATCCACTTATCTCTACCTCTAAGATTTTGTAATAATCTTCCGGGATGTATATTACTAATTCTAATTTTAGCGTTTCTTAAAAGAGCAGTTTTCTTTTTCTTAACTCTAGCAACAATATATTCTTGAACCCCTACCTTAGAACCAAGTACTGCGTACTCAATATATGCGTATATAAAATCCTCAAACATTTTGTTTACAGTAACTAAACTGTCATCTCCATTTTCCATTCCATCAGAAACATATTCTAAAATGCAAATACTTCCTGACATTCCTGAACTAAAATTAATAACACCACCCTTAGAATTAATCTTAAAGGTAGGATTTACATTAGCCGTTTCTGTGTTTAAACCAAATCTTGCACCTATGCCATATTCAAAATACCAATTCCCATCTACGTTCCATCCTTCTCTACCATTCATTGCAGAGTTTGAGTTAAGATAAATAGATTGTTTTCCTCCAAAAATTCTTTCAGAATCTATAGTACTAAACTCAGGCTTTAAAGCTGCACCATCTTGGTCAAACAATATTCTACAATCGTTATCTTGTAAGTAAGCACCACTCCAATTAGTCTGAATATTTTCCGAAAGAGGGTATAGTAAACCATCTTTATATTGAGATATTCTTACCCAATTAACATAATCAGATGGTAATACAAATCGTAATGTATCACACACATCTAATTCTAAAATCTTAACTTCTTTAAATGCATCGTAATTTAATTCTTGAATTGCTCTTTTTGCGTGAAACAATATTTTAAATCTCTCTTCATTATTTACAAGACTATGATTCCCTGCATACATTAACATAAAATTGTTAACAATGTCTTCTAAGGATACATACTGATATGAACCCCAATTAGCATCCTCCGGAGTTGCTCCTGAATTTTCGTAATACTGATACTGTGTTATATATGCCATAATCTATTTTTCTTCTTGTTCTGATTGTTGTTCTGATGTTGCGGCAAACTGAACTGCTTGTACTTCTCTAATACTCATACCTGCGTACTGAAGTATTTTCATAACTAAATTAACCTCGTCATCATTTGGTAACTCAAAATCTTGATAATCCGCTGCTCCTTCATTAAATGCAGGTTCACCATTAACTAAATCAACAAACGTCCATTTAGGAATAAAAGGAAATCTAATATATTGAGATACCAACTGTCCAATACCATTAATGGTATCAGGATATGTTTCTGC